GAACCCGAACAAACCTGTGACTTGTACGGTGGCCTCGTGAGCGTTGATATTCCGGGGGTCCCAGAGTGGGAAGACGTAGGAGCCTATGGCGCGGATACGGTTCCGTGGGACGGTTAGTCCACCGCTGATTCCGTTGAGTGGTTCCAGTTGGTAGTCGCCGGGTGCGGACCACGTTGTGTCGAACGTGTCACCCGTTGATGAGGTCTTGAGGGTGGTGACGGAGATGATGTCTTCTGTTTCGACAAGGAATGAATCGGTGGGGACATAAACTCGTGTGGCGGTGCCTGCGTTGTAGAAAACACGTTCACACCATCCGTCGATTTCGCGTGACGCTGATTCGATGCTGAGTTCTAGCAGGGTGTCGTCGACGTCGTCGTTTATGCGGAATGCCGCTTTGACGTCTGCGAGTGTCGCGTATCCGTTGCTGATTGCCATGTGTAAGCCTCCGGTTTCTATTCTACCGGGGAGGCGTGGATAAGGTTTGAAAAAAGTTTGCGGACGGGGTTGCGGTTGTTGTTACTTGTGTGTATAGTTATTTACACAAGCCAACGAAGGGAACACAATGACACTCCACGAAATGACAGCCCGCGCAGTATCCAAAGGCATGAACCGCGACGAAGCAGTTGCACTCCTCCAGGAAGGCTTCGACCGCCACATGGGTGACAACCTCGCCTACTTCCTCACCTACTGGGGATTCGCTACCGACAAAAAAGCAGACATGATTGCCGCAGAGCACAAGGCAATGCTTGACCGCATGTAGGACACAGAGAAAGAACCCTCACTTCGGTGGGGGTTCTTTTATGTCCCCCAATCGTTCAACCGTCGACGGTCCAACGACCACACACCCGGACCAAAATCACCCGACGCAACCTTCCCCTCAAAGTGTTCCCGGTTTCGAACAAACGTTCGACCGTTCAACTGGCTCAACCTGGGGTCAGCCTTTATCGTCGACGAATTGTCATGCGACACATCAATGTCCACTTTCCTCACCGTCACCCCGTGATGGTCGGCCCTGCGTTGCATATCGTTGTCCTCGAAGTAAGCGGGGAAGAAACCACACTCATCGAACAAACCGAGCGTTCTCACAGCCTCGTCACCGAGAGAAAAGACATGCCAGAATGGAAACACCCCTGTAAGGGTTATCTCGTCCCTGCGGGCGTCACAGAGCCTCTCAAGGGCACCAGGCCCGAACACCACATCGTTCGATGCAAAAATCCACTTCGCCGCATGAGGGAACAGCTTCACCCCCAGATTCCACGACCCCGACACCCCAAGGTTCGCAGGCAACGGCAAAATGTGAGAGTTCAAAACAAAGTTCGGGAACCGTAACTTGTCAACATCCCCACCGTTATCAATTAGGAGAAGGTCAGCGACCGGGAAATCAATCGAGTCCAACATTCGCTGGAGCAAGTCATAACGGTTCAACACGGGAACAACCATCACCGGAATCATCAGACGCCCCCAAACTTGTGTCCCTCAAGGTTCAGATTGATGAACGGGTTCAACGAATACACCGTCACCCCGTAATGTTCTACCAGCCAATCCTTCATGAGCTTATGGTGGGCGTTGTATAGCGTCCAGGGTTTGTGGCCGTCCACCGGGTAAGCGTCGACACGGTGTGCGTCGTCAAGGGTCCCACAGTCAGCCCCCACGAGAATAATGTGATGCGCCCCCAAGTGCGCCGCTAAATGCATTGCACCGTGAAGGCTTGATGACCCATAGGCGAGACTGTCCGGTCGTGGCGGGTTCCTGGTGTTCGGGTTCCAAGACGAACCCGGAGGGGCGTAAGAATCTTGGTCAGCGAACACAGCGTTGTCTAACCATTCCCACGCCCAAGGTTGTTGCGTGTTCGTGTCCTTCGTCAACGTCACAACCGTCCCAGACTTTGTGTGCAAATCAAACGCGACCTGGTGGTAATGGCTGAACATGTAATCAGGGAACACGCCGACACTGTCCGCGGAATAGTTTGTCGACACCACAAGTTTGTTGCTAAAGAAAGACCGCTCCAAAAAGTTCAATGACGGACCAGAACCCAACACCCAAACAGTGTCCCCAAGGTGGCGGTCCTTCAGGTCAGCTAGGTCCACCGAAGTAACCTTTGAAGAATGGCATCCAATACTTAGCCCACACCTTTTCCACGTCATACTGTTTCGCGAACTTGATGGACTCCAGGCTGATGCCTCGCGGTGCCTCATGAGCTAACTCCAACGCTGACACCAACGAACCAATCAGCGGGATGTTGTACCAAGATTTCTGCGGTTCGTCATAGAACGGTTGCCCCTCAATAATCCAAGAATCAGGTCCAGCCAAATCCTGTGATGCCGTCCAACCCGACGTGATGACACGGGTCCCACATGCCTGCGCCTCAATCGTCGTCACCCCGAACCCTTCCCCCATCGTCGCGTTCAACAACACATCCGATGCGGTATACAACGCGGCCAAGTGTTCCTGCGGGTACCCGATGCGCAACGTGGCAGAGTCCGCAACAATCACCGAAGTGTCATCCAACCCAACCGAAGAAATCAAGGCAGGGATGTCGAACCCTCCAAACGCTGCGGTGGCTTCCATATGCAAATACAGTTTGGCGTTCTTGACTTTCTGCCTCAACACACTGAAAGACATTATCTGCTCGGCTAACGCCTTGCGGTGGAGAATCCCGTTCGACTTATTCGCCGCCACAATCGAGACCAAGAAATCGTCATCTTTGATTCCCATGAACTGTCGGGTCGGCACACCATTGATTTCGTGTGTCGGCAGGAACACCGACGTGTCCACAGAATGCGGGCAATACGTTGAATCAATCTTGCGCGCCTCCAACATCCGTTGACCGTGCAACGACATCGTGACCGGGGTGACGTTATCTTTCCGCAACATCGCCTCAACAAGTGGAGGCATTGTCACATGGTCGATAGGGACATAGGCGATGATGTTCCCATCAAACTTCATGTTCTTGTAAACCCAAATGTCATACAAAGTCATGACAGCGTTTTTCACACCAGGGAAATCCTTCGCGAAATCCTCATGCCACAAAGGAATAACATCGTCCGAATAAGGACGGAACCCCTTCGGGTAATGCTTCACATCACCATGCGGGGTCTTCAACGTTTCAAACGAACCCTCCAACCCATAGTTCGACAACGCCGCCACACCCATACCGTGACGTTTCATCCGGTCCACAAGATACTTCGCCTGCACCCCGTAACCTGTTGCCGAGCCTGGACTATTAGACGCCAAACTCACGACGCCATTTATTTTCTCAACTTTAGACATGCCCCCCAGCATAGCGAAAACCCCCGCCACCTAACGAAAGGCGACGGGGGTTTCCGGGGTAATGGCTAGGCCATCTCCAGGTACTTGATGCTTGTTGCGTCGCCCACGCCTGCGGCGAGACGGTACACAAAGCGGTACGTGGTGATGTCCTGGTTGAATGCGTAGTCTGGGGAGACTGCAACATCAAGACCAGTGGTCGCAACCTTGACCGAGCTGAAATCTCCGAAGAAGATTGGCTTGGTTCCGGTAGCGATGGATGCGGCGGCTGGTTGCTCCAGAACGGGGTAACCGAGGATGGTCGAAGGACCACCGGCAACTACGTCGAGGATGTAACGGCCGTCGGTCGTCTTCAGCTTGCGGATAGCGGAAAGGGTGCTTCCGTTCACAACGAACGCTGCGGACATTGCGCGGACAGCCCCGTCGACACTGAAGACCAGGTCGATGAGTTCGTCAGCGGTAATGGCGTTGGTGGTTCCTGCGGTCACACCGGAGCCAGCGACAGCGGTAACGGCTGCGTGGATGACGGCGTTCGCGCGGGTTCCGATTGCATTCCCCGCCTGGTCAGCGATGATTCCCTGGATGTCTACACCAGAGTCAGTGAGCAGTTCGTTAGCAATTCCGACCAAAAATGCTTGCTTTTTTGGCTGGAGGAGGATGCTGGAGAACGTAGGCTCCGATGCGTCGATTGCAGAACCGGCAGCAAACTCGGCTGCGGTGCTGTAAGCGGTCATCGTGGGGATGCGCAAGTCCGAACCGGAAGTGCGGTTGAAGACCTCTGCGACGTCGAGGTAGGGTCCGACGAGTCGGGCCTTCATCATGACGCGGTCGAGGAAGTCAACGGGAACAGTGTTCACCGAGGGGACCAAGGTTGCACGGGCTTCACCGGAAGGGTTGAAGGTGTGACCACGGAGTTCGCCGTCTGCAAGCGCACGGAAAATCTGTGCGTCGCTACGGGCTTCCTCTACGGGAACGAAACCACGGGCGGCCAAAGATGCTTCGGTTGCGCGTGATTCGTTACGGGTTGCTACTGCAATGGCTTCATCGTGACGTGCAATGTCGCCTTCGATGTTTTCGATTTTGCGAAGTTCTTCAGCGTCGAGGCCGCGTCCTTCAGATTCTGCGTGGTCGAGGACCTCGCGCACCTGGTGGATGAGGTTCGCACGCGCTTCTTCGCTGTTGCGAATGAATGACATGTGAATTGTCTCCTAGTTATTTTTCGGATTGGATTCAGTGGCGATTGACGCTCAACTTTCCGGCAGAGAGTGACTCACATCCGGTCCTTCTATTGTAGTTTGTGTGCTGTCTTTAGCTCCGTGGAGCTGTGGGGAGTCGAACCCCAGTCCGACAAGTTGCCCTCACAGGTTTTTTCTTGTCGTCGAAACCATCCAGCCCCACACCTATTTTAGGGCAAAGAAACCCCGGCCGTCGGGAAGGGCGACAGCCGGGGCGACCCGTCCTTAGCGTATTTCTTTTGCCTTCATGACGCGGGTCTCTTTCATTGGCTCCTCATCGAGCGCGACAACCGCGCGAGCCATAGCCGCCGACAAATCCCTCACCACCCCAGAATCAGGGTTCCCCGCAACCTTCAAAATAGCGCGGCGCACGTCTTCAAATGTAGCCATCAGTACCTCTCCAACAATTCGAGTTTCTTTTTCTTCAAAGCCAAAAGCCCAAGGTCCCCAACAATTTCGGGTTCCTTGTCTTCAGGTTTCAGTTCATCCACAACACGGGACAACAGTGCAGCCTCATCGGAGGACAACTCGTCCCCAGATTCAATTTTCAACAAAGCGTCTGCGAGTTCGTCAACATCAACCGATGCGCGTTGCGCAACACGGTCCAGCCCGCGCATTGACACAGTCCCCGCGGTGCCCTGATATGCAGGAAACGAGACGATACTGCATTCGTGAATTCTGACAGCGTTCAACGTTCGGTTCGTGCCCGTGTCATCCCAGGTGTCCTTGATGACAGAGAAACCAAACGACATGCTATCGACCAGTCCCGTCCGAATCAGCTCCGCGGTGTCCCGACCGAGAGTCGTGTTCGGGAGTTCTGCTCGAACCTTCAAACCAACCTCATCCTCAACCATCGTCACACTACCGGCCCGGGTAGAACCGAGCACGCTGCCGGTGTCGTGGTTCCACAACAGTTTGATGTCGTTCCTGGACCGCAAGGAACGCTTGAAGGCTCCAGGTGCGACAACCTCATGGAAGCCACCAAGGTTCTCAGACCGAGAGTTGAACACGGATGCGTAACCCTCGAACGTCATCCCACCAGACTCGTCCAGTTCGCGAACCTCAAACGTGGTTGTGTTGGTTCGGGTTTCCATTTTGCTCACTGCCTGCCCCTTAGCTCGTCCTTCATTCTCTGCCTCAATTCTACCAATGACACCTTCGGCGTAGTCCATGGCACGTTGCGCGGAACGCTTTGTGGTGCCTCCCCCCCACAACGCAATGGCAACAACACCCGGTGAGGGGAAGTCGTCGCTGTTAGGATTAGCGGCCGGGGAATCAAAATCGACCATGTG